TAGTAAGTTGTAAAGTATTTATAACCTCACTACCTTGTTCACGTAATATTTGTTGACCTTCAGCATATCCAGTTAATGCACAAGAGTAGTAATCAGCAAATTGCAAATGATGTTGTTGTGGTTTACTACAATCATCCATCATCAAGCTACACATATGTATCAATAGTATATACTCTGCCATTATCTACCAGTATCATACATAACTTGTTCAGCTTGTATCTTTTCTTTCATTTCTATTCTTAATTTATATTCTTCATAATCTGGTCTTAAAATATCGTACTTAGACCATAATCTAGTTGCGTCAGAGCCAATTTGTCCCTCGAATGGACACGGTGTCCCAGCCGCTTCCATTGCACTAAATACTCTAGGATCTTGACAGAGTATTGCTATGCCTGCAACTTTCATCTGATGCACAGTCGCTAACTCTCTTGCTAGTTTGATACGCTCACACGTTTCGTCAGTATGATTACCACTAGAACTTAATCCAATAAAAGAACTTTGTACTCCTAATGAATGTCCTAAATTACAAACATCTATACCACTTACAGCAGGACTAGACGTAGCTGTCGGTGGAAAAGATTTGATGTTGCTCGTGTTGTTGGTTGTGGCAGTGCTAGTAGTGTTAGAGCTACTGCCAGACTCATACGTTGTACTTGAAGAACTGGTGTAGCCTCCTGAAATAATCGTATTATCACCAGAAACATTTGTGTTTTCGTTAGCTTCTACATCAATAACAACAATAGCAAGTGTCCATACTATTATTACTGCCCATGCTACGTATGCCAGTACCCTATCTAGCTTTGATTGTTTCATTACTTTTTCCATTTAGTCAGTGTAGATACACCAAATGATCCAGCAACTATTGTAAGAATGATATACCAAAATTCTGTAGGTGCATTACCTAATAACTCCCACCCTACTACCATATGTTTTTGTGTGTATGGTGTAAAATGAGCTATTAATATTCCAGAAAACACAATAGTTAATAGCTCGTCCTTCCACGATTTTGAGCTGGCCTTTACTTGCTCTTTCATAACAGCCTGTTGTGCTTTTGCAATAGCTTCTTCTTTTTTTATCTGCGCAAAATCTGTTTGTGCAATTGCATTTATCTCAGCCTCTCTTACCATCTTCTTCTTCTCCATAGCATGACTAGCAGCTCCTATAACCTTATCAGCTACTAGCTTTGTGATTGGATTAGAAAGTAAACCTAAAAATGGTAACATATTATCCTCCGTTAAATATTCTCATAAGACCAACGATAACAGCAATGCAACCACCTATCCATGCAACTGACTTGACAGCACCACGACCATAGGACATCTCAAGTTGTAGCTTGTGTATGTCTGCTGAATTTTTTTCGATATCGGAGTGCATATGATCTAACTTTTCACTTATCATCTTCATTGATACTCTATTGTCTGACATTAGCCAATCTCTCTGTGGTCTGTAATCAAAATGTTTGTCCCATCTAATGATACTAATCTTGTGTATGTTGTTGTTGTTGGGTCAGCACCATCACCAAAAGTTGAAGGCTTACCACTTGTTGCAGTTGGAAAGTTTACAGAATAATTGCCTGATATATTGTGTATTCGTGTTATGGCATTACCAGAATCACCTGCGTCATATTCATTGTAATAAAAATGTTTGCCATTTGGTGTTAGCCTTACATTGTAGACATTTGTTGAACCACTCAGAGCTTGATCATAAAGTTGTCTACCAACGTATGTCAAAGATTCTCCAGATAAATCCCATGGGGTTTTTAAGAAAAATTTATGTACTGCAAATCTTGAGGCACTCGTATCAAGTCCTTCCTCAACAACTACTATTGTAGTGCCGTCAGCAGATATATCACCACCTATTTCTCCCGTTCTATTTGTATAACCTCTTGCTGAGTCTAATGAAAAGTCTGCACTAGACATTAATGTTAAAGTTGAGTCGATATCATATGCTGTACTTAAACTAATAATGTAAGCACCTTTAGCATTTGGGTAAGAACTATGATCTTGGTGTCGCATATTCTGTAAATAAGCTAGTGTGCCATTGTTGTTAAATCTAATATTAACAAAATAAGCGTCTGCACTTGCATTTAAACCTAAAGGTGTGTCCATAACAATACTATGATTTGCTGTACCAGATACTGTGCTAATATCATAAGGAGTACTGACAGTATACTCATATAGATCATTACCTCTTGCCGCAATTAATTTACTGCCATCACCATTAAATGTAAGACCATGTATTCTTATAGATGATCCAAAAGATGGTGATACCTTACTTTCATAAGATGCTGTACTGACATCATAAGCAGTAGATAGAGCATACTGATGTATTGAATAACTACCATCTTCACCTGCCAAATAAAATTTTGTACCATCTGCATTGAAGAAACTACCCTTAATTCTTTCCGTACCTTTTTGTCCCGAGAAATTTTCTGTCGCATCTGGTGCAAATTGTGATAATAAATCAAATGATTTTCCTACATTTTTTAAGAATAATTCTACCTCTCCTCCACTTGGTACATTAGAAAAGCTGTATGTAGTATCGCCAGATAAAGTATGGCTAAAAGCTGTAGCACTAGACCAGTCTATTGTAGGTGTTGTACCAGATAACGCTGAAGCTAAACTAAATCCACCACCGCTAGGTGCTTCTGCCCATGTTAATCCACCTGTATTACCAGACTGTGCTGTCAACATGTAACCATTTACAGGTGAGTTACTTATTTGCATTTTTGCCTCGTTTATTGCTTCGTTTGCAATCTTACCTTGTGTAACATTTAAATCTGCAATATGTGCTGTATCTATAGATCCGTCTGTGTAATGCTCACTGTTTATAGCATCATCAGCAATCTTTGCTCCTGTTATTGCGTCATTTGCAATTGTTAATGCGCCAGTATCAGCTAGTGTAGCATCACCACTAATAACGTTGTCAATGTATTTTGATGTGCCTGTATCATACAATAACAATGATCCGTCTGCTGGACTTGTAATGTTTGTATCTGATAAATCACTTACTGAAGTAGTTGCTGTTATTGCTACCCAAGCACTACCTGTGTAGTATTTTAGAGCATCACTAGATGAGTTAAAATATAATGCTCCTGTAGCCAGTGCATCACCATCATTATCTACACTTGGATCACTTGACTTTGCGCCTAAATATACATCATCAAAACTGTCTAATGATGCAGCAGCAGCTGTTGCACTACTAGCGGCAGCAGTAGCACTACTAGCAGCATTACTAGCAGATGTAGAGGCATTTGATGCTTGTGTTGTTGCTGTGTCTTTGTGGCCAGACGCTGTTGACGCAGATGAGGCAGCTGCTGTAGCAGAGCTTGCTGCGGCTGTTGCTGATGTAGCTGCTGCGCTTTGACTTGTTGTAGCACTAGCAGCATCTACTAATAAATCCCACTTTCCACTATCTGTGTTTGTTGTAAGAGGTTGTGATCCAGATGATGTGTGTGCTGTCTTTGCTATAAATATATTGTTAGTGCTTGTGTCTTTTACTATATCCCTGACAGCGTATGTTGTTGATGCTGCCCAGTTACCTTTAAATGTTCCTATCTCTTGTGTAACTGCTAATTCACCACTACTGTCAAATGCTAATACTTTGTTTGCTCTATCAGTTGCAGAAGTAGTAAAGTCTGTAGAGGTCATAGTGTTTGTGCGTGAAATTTTTAGTGATCTCTCAACTTGTTCCTGCAACTCTTGTGCTAGTATGATAGATCTGTCAAAAGCAGTTTCTACTGTTTCTGCTGTAAATGGATCGTTTTCTACAAGATCAACAGTTTGTGTTTGTGTAGTAGCTCTTCTAATAACAACTGTTACACCAGATGCAGGTGCAGATCCGAATGTTACATTACCACCAGTTGCTGATCCTACACCTGATACAGTGTAGTGTGTTGTTATTTCTTGTACTGTTTCTGTTCCTGTAGACGATCTAAGAATTACTTGCAAATCGCCTTGTGCAAGTATTTTAAACTGGTACGCAAATACTGTTGTACTTCCGTTTCCAGAGTAACTGTTTTTTGCTATGGTAGTTGTTATGGTCATATCGCCTCCTATTATACACCATTCGTATTATTTTAGTAGCATTTAATTTTCAAAATATTCTCGTAACCTTCTTGCCTTATCTGGATCTGCTGCATGTTCTTCAATGTATATGTGCCACAAATTTTCTCGTACTTTTTTATCTGTTTCACTTACTATATCAAAAACAAAATCTGGTAATTGTGCTTCTGATATTAACTCTCTTAGTATTCCTTTGTTGTTAGCTAAATCTGGATTTTTAACGTACAATGCTTGGTTTTCTTTTTCTGTTATTTTGTTTTCTTGTCCTAAAAGTATTTTTTTAATTGCTCTTTGTGCATACAAGTCTACATCATTTCTAAACTCGTCAGCTAATATTTTCATTTCTCTAATATCATCTGCTATTGGATAATCACCTACTCTTATAAATTTACCTAACTGTTGACCGACTGGATAACTTAATAGTTCTTCTAGTTCTGTTAGTATTTCATCTTCGTTATTTGTTTCTAGTCTATACAAAGTTGATGGGCCATAGTTATTATAGAAATATCTTAAAATCTCAATATTTTTTTCTCTACCACCTCTTCTCATAACATTCTGGTCTATTGCAACACTGTTTGAATATTCATCATACACATTATTTCCTGATAAAAATTGTACTAAATCTTGAACACCAGTTATTATTGGATTAAATGTTGGAAATGTGTCATTGACCAAACCATCAATAATTCTTGATCCTACAGATCCTCTTTCTGGTACACCTGCTATTGCGTCTGCTGTTTGATTTAATAAACCATTGAATAACCTACCAGTTGGATCTAATGGTATTCTTAGATAAACTAATTTTCCATACTCTACGTTTGAGTTTTCTTTATCTGTAAAATCAGCTATAGGTATATTTATAAAATTATCTTGGTCATATTGACTTATGCTTTTAGAGTATGCGTATATTGCTGCACCGAACAATCCAAATCTAGCTGCAATTTCTAATAATTTCGGCCCCATTATTATTGATTGTTTAAACATCCAGTTCATAGGATTTGCTCTAAATGATCTGTAATCGCCTTCCCAACCTCTTAGTATTGCATTAAAAAAAGTAAAAACGCCATTTGCTAATACTGCTTTTTTGCCTTTTACAGCTAAATGTGGGCCACCTCCTCTTTGTCTAGCAATTTGGATTACCTCATCAGGGGTGTAAGTTATTTTACCTTCTTTTTGTAAGTCTTTTACCAGATCATACGCTGCTATTTTTGTAAGTCTTTCTGCTGTCCAAGCTACATCTGAAACTCTTTTTAAAAAAGTGCTTATGTTATTTTGTGTTTTGATAAATTCTTTTTCATCCATCTTTTGTAAAAAAAGTTCTAAGTCGTACTGATCGTTAGTTAAATCACCTCTCTTGTATGATTCTAATAATCTTTTGCCACCAGCTTGCCCCCTGTATCCATCTGCGTTAGAAATTAAAAATCCTTGCGTCATCATATCTCTTGTAACGTCATCATAGTGTCCTTTAGACAACCTGTAAGCTCTCGGCATGTTCTTCAACATGTATTTTAAAAAACCGTGTTTACCTAGTAATTTTATTTCTGGTATATTTTTGTATGTTCTTTGTACGTCTTGCAGTGTTTGCGTTACCCAGAATGTAGGATTTATTTCTGTCCAAATATATCTGTATATCGCCATACTTCCGCCTAGTCCAAATTCAAGTTCATTTATAGCTCTGTACGGATCTTTATCTATGGCTGCTTTTGCATACTCATTAATTCTAGCGTATTGTATTTTGCCTTTTTCTCTCCAAGAAATTATTTCTGTGCCTCTGCGTAATTCTTTAGGTACATCTATTGGTTTTCCGTTTTTGTCTTTTTTTAGGAATGTTATTATTCTATCTTTAAAATCTGGAAATCCTTTTTTTGCCATCATTGCACTATCCATTGTTTCTAACTCTGACTTGTTTTTTACCAACGCTCTGATAGTTTTTATAACAGCAGAGTTTCTTATTAACATTCCTACTAACATTAAGTCTTTTTCCATAGTAGCATCTAGTGGATTTACTATATCTGTAATATCTCCTTTTGTACCTCTGTTAAAAGATGCAGCTGCCAATGTAAATCCTGCTGTTGCTTCCAAATTTACTAATGCTTTGTCTATTGGATTAAAGGTAATATAACTATAGTTACGGAACATATCTGTTAATTCTTCTACGCTAAATGCACCAGATTCTTGTAATAATGGGCGCATTATTTCATCTCTGACTTCTGCAAATCTGTCTGCTAGTTTGCCTAAATCTGGGTGTACTTTTCTATAATCTTGATACAAATCAAAAGGAGTTCTGCCTTCGTTTACATATTCATCTATATCTTTTTTTGAAATTATAACACCTTCTTGACCTGATATAGTTATGTCGTCATTAGTTGCTAGTTTTGTAATTTTTTGTATATCAGTCCACAATCCATAAGGATTTGCAACATTAGCTCTTTGTGCGGATGTTCCTAAATTTTTTAATAACAACATTAAGGCTAATGAATATCTATTGTGTGAGCTGTCTAAATTTGTTAGTGGTCGTAAAACTTTGTTTACCATACTATCTGTATAATATTGTTGCACAGAATTTTTATATGTATATCTTTCTATTTCGTTTATAGCTTCTAAAAAATTTTGATTTATTGCTCTACTACCTTTTATGAATTTACCAGTCTTTCTATCTATTGCTTTGTGTGATCGTGCTAACTTGTAAGCACTTTTATACATCCATGCAGAAGTATCAACATAGTCTATAAAAAATTGATGTGATAATCCTTTTCCTTTGCTTCTTTGCCATAAATTTTGTGTTTGTTCAGCTAATCGTTTATCTGCTGTAATAAAATGTTTTATTATTCTGTTAGCTATTATTGTAGATCCACCAGTAGCAGCTCTAGCATTTATGTCAGCTTGTATCTCATTGTAAATGTCAGCAACTTCTTTTCTTTCTGACATGTATTTTACAAACAACTCACTTGCTTTTGGTGCGTTTGCCATTGTCCATCTTGGCCTTGTTAAAAATGCCATCATAAATTCAGCCATCAACTCTCTACTGCTTTCCCTGTATTTTACATAAGCTCGTCCTCTTGGAGTTGTCATTGATTTTTCTCTATCGTAAGGGTGCCATCTTTCTGTTAATCGTATTAATTCTTTTCTTACATCTGTCGCACGTACTAAACCTCTTTCCCTAATTGCATTTTCAACATTTTTTACAAAAATTTCCATAGCTCTAGCTTCAAACTCTTTGTCAGTTTTTGTATTAGTTTTTTCGCCTTTTATTTTTGCTATGATTTTATCAACGTATGGATTTACCATATTTTTTATAGCATCTCTACCTATAGCAACTTTTAATTCGTTTGATAATTTTACCAATTCTCCATAAATGTCTGGATCAATCAATTCTTTTATTCTTGCATCAGTGTATACTTTTCTTAATATTTCTGGAGTTATGCCATATTTTGAAGATAGAACTTCTTCTGTTCTTTTGATTTCTTTTGCTGCGTATGCTTCTGCGTCTTTTCTAATTTCTAATATTTCTTCTTTTGTTAGTCCGCTAGATGCTTTCCCATCTGGATCAATAAATTCATTTAAAAATTGACGTAACGCAACCAACCTACCTAATATATTACCTCTACTAAGTGTATAATCTTCACGGTTTCTGCCTATATAATCTACTAAATGTCCTATTTCGTGAGCTATAGTTGCTGTTAGCAATTTTGGATTTGCTTGTATTTCTCTCTGTATTACTATTCGCATAACTTCTCTTTGTTTATCTGAAGATGCTGTCCTAACTATCTCGCCAGTTTCCCTGTTAATGGAATCTGCTAATGATTGAAAATAACCATAAGCTCTTCCAGTCTTACCCATAATTATTGGGTTTTCCATTAATGATCTTGATAATTCTATTAAATCAAATGTAGTCAAACCTTTTGCTGAATTGTATAACATGTTAGCATGTGGATTAAATTTCGGCATATTTGGTAATTCGGATAAATTTTCATTTATTGGTATTTCGTCTGGCATTTGTAAAAAATCATCTTGACCATCTGATTTGTTTGCGTAAGCATTTGTAGTGTAAACTTTATCGTTATTACGCACATAGTTACGATAGTAATTGTCTGCTTGGTATTTAAGTGGGCCTGTTATTTGTTGTGTTCTAACAGCTGCAACAATCTTGTTATCTAAATCATTTGTTACAACCAATACATTATTTACAAATTGAAACCTTACTGTTTGTTTTGGTTTTGTTTTTAATGATTCGTATATATTTAATGGTATTGCAAAGTATCGTTGTTTTTCTCTTAATATCATTGCGTCAAAATTAAAACGTGAATAACCATTTCTTTTTACAGCAAATACTTCGTCTACTAGCGTTGATTTTTTGTTGTTTATGTTTTTAAAATTTTTAGATAGAAACTCACTTTTGGTATTGTATTTTGTTGCTTTTGTTGTATTTCTTTTTATTACATCTGCTAACTCTGGATATGTCTTTTTATCAACAAACATTTTGTGTGATCCAACTATAGAACGTGTAGCGATACCATTTTTTTCTGTACCAAACTTAGAAAACTCACCATCAAGCAGTTCGTTATTAAGTGGTAAATTTTCTTTATCAGTTCTGTATTCAATTATGTCATCATTAAATTGTTTGTTATTTTGTTTTTCTTTAAAACCAGCAAGCACAGATCTTTGTATGGTTACAAATTCATTTGCATCTATTTCTATTTCGTAATCATTATCTTTTAGTGCAGGACTTGTTTCAGCTTCTTTGACATATACTTCTTCACCGTCTTTATCTAGTTTAAGTATTGTGCTACCAAAATCGTCTTTTCTTACGTCTACTATTCTACCTACTTCAGTGCCAGAAGCACTTGTTTCAACAACTGTATTTAACTCATGTTTTGGATTTGGAGTTAATATTATGTTAGTTTTGTTTTCTGCTATTTGTATCATTTGATCGTTAATATTATCTATAGGTGAAAATAGGTCGCTTTCGGTATTATAAATTTCTTCTCTAAAGTTTGGATCTTTTGACATTCTATAAAAATCAGCTGGTTTTATACCGTATTTTTTATAATACTCTACCATTTTTCCCATGCCTTTAGTTGCACCTGCAAAACCAAAAACCATTGCTGATACTTGTGCAAATTCTTCTTTTGTCGGCATTGTTTGCGATAAAAGTGATTGCAGTCCTACAAACGTAGATATTTCACCAGCTATCGCAGCAGTTTTTAATCCTTTTTTATGAAGATAAAAACCAGTAGCAGCACTAGCTGTACCGACAGTAGTATTTTTTGCGTATTCTTTTGCTGTTTGAAAAGAGATCATAGTATCCCAAAATTCATCTGGTGTATTTGCTTCTCCGTTCATTATCATATCGCCATACCTAGTTCTCATTGTTTCAATAGCACCATAACCACCACCTATAATAAATGACGGTAATAATATTAATCCAAATCCACCTGTGCTTACTGTAATAGTTCCTCCTATTGCTGCACCAGTTAATGCACCACCAGCTCCATATTTCCAATCACCACCTTCTGTAAAACGTCTAAGTTCTTCTATCAAATCTAATGAAAAATTATGATTTTGTAGCATCATAACATTTATGTACGCCTCTTGAGGAGTGTAACCGTATTCATCTATTTGTGTGGCCCATATTTTTGATAAACCGTCAATACTTAAATCTCCTCCGCCTGAGCCAAAAACATTTACATGTCCTTGACCTCCTAAATTTCTTACAAATGTTTTTCCAAGTTTATCTTCTGTAACTCTTGTTACCCAACCTGCCCATGAGGTGTCATCTCTATCAGCAAAAAATGCTTTTGCCCCATTCACAAATCTATAATCACTTGTATTAAATTTACTAAAATAACTTTCTAATCTTTCTGACGCTTCTGGCACAGTAAGTCCGTCTGCATTGTAATAATTATTTACAAGATCTATCCACGCTTGTTCGTTACCATCCATAGCTTCCTTTAGCAATGTTGTGGCTTGTGGATCTTTTGTTAATTTTTTTAGTGCTAATGCTCTTTGAAATTCAACTGGTAATTTTGTTGCATCTTTGTGTGAATAACCTAGCTGAAACCATTGTGGCGCTGCCCAACTTGCATCTATTGCAGAAAAATCATTTGCAATTAAATCTAATAATTCTGGCATTTCTTCGTCTGGTATTTGAAACAAACCACCTTTGTCATCATTTCTACTTCTAATGTTTGCATTGTTACTTTCGTAAGCTGCTATAAAACTTAAACCTTCATTTAAATTAATTAATTGTATGTCTGTTGCATCTAAATTTTGTTCAATTTTCATTAGGCCCATTTTTGTATATGTGCCAGTTGTATCAAATGTATTTAATATTTCTGTTTGTGGAGCGCCATCAACATTGTATTTTTTTACTCTGTCTATAACTTCTATTTTTTTACCATCAATTTCTAAATTACCACCATCTTTATAATATCTATCAACTTGTGCATCACTTAATTCATCTAAAAATACACTGCCTTCTTTTAATCTTTCTGCTTGTGCTTTTGCTTCTAAGTCTTGTATGTCTGTTCTTCTGTTTTCATAAGCAGCTTGATTGTGTTCAAAAAATTTAGGATCTTCTATTTCTGCATTAGCTATTGCTTCTGTTTCAGTTTTTACTTTATCAGTATCTAAATTTAAAATACCCTCTCCTGCTATAGGTAATTCTTCGTTTGTTTTGCCAGATGCAATTTGTGCTTCTTTTGATGTTAATGTTGTTGAATCTAAAGGATGAGATTTTTTTGTGTCTACTTCTATGTCTTTAGAAGTATTATTTGTTGCTAATAAACTTGTGTTTTGTGTTGGTGGCTCTAGTGGCTTGTCAATTCTAACAATACCGTAGTAATCATCTATTTCTTTTTCTGAAAAATTAGCCTCTCTTAATGTTGGACGCATATCTTCTATGTGCGTCATTATTACGTCATCAGAAAAACCTGCTCTTTTTAAATCTGTAACAGATAATCTTAATGGCATGTCTACTCGCTGTCTACAATAATACCATCAGCAAAACTATCAGATGCAGTTGTTAAAATGCTAGGTATATCTTTGCTTGCTGTAGTAGGATTATTTTTTAAAAATTGATCTAATCTGGATAAATACATATCTACAGTTTCTTGGTCTTTTTTAAATAATGGTAAATCTACACCGTTTGCTGGATCTGTCAAGTTAGGTGTCATTTGTGTTGTTCCTTGCTTAGATGTCATCTTTTGGTCATCAAAAAATGATTCTTTCATTAAAAATTTATTACCAAGTACTATAATTGCATCCCCTCTATCAAAAGTATTATTTAGCATTTTATCGTATTCTCCAGCAATAGCTTTACTTAATTCTTTGTTATATTTTTGTATTATTGGTGTAATAAGGTAATTAGGTGATTCTACATTTTCTAACATATCATAATGACTTATTCCTCTATCCTCCCCTATTTTTACTAGTCGTGATAATTCAGTGAACATCATTCCTTGTAATCCGTCTATCTTTAATTTTTTACCTGAGTCGAGTTTACTTTCTAAAAAAGATGTACCTGAAGAAAAATCTGTGTACCTGTTTTGCTCGTCAAAATTGTAAGTTACTCCGATAGCTGTTCCAAGTGTTTGCACACCTCTTTTAAATGATTCTGCTTTCCAAGAATTTCTTTCATCTTGTAAATCTATCGATTGATCTACTAATGTTTGCACATTATTATTACCGAAATGTCCTTCAAAACCTAATTGTCTAATAATATTTATTTCTTCCGCTGAATCAAATATACCAGTGCCAATTAATATTTGAAATTTAGTATAATTTAAATCAGCTTCTGCTTCATTTGTTGCTTTACGTTGTTCTGCTTGCTGATTAGCTTTTACATCACTTCTATTAACTGCACTATTTAGTGCATTTATGATTTGATCTTTATCTTCTGGATTCATTTGACTGTATTCATCAGTATTTAATTGAGTTATAGCTGTGTTGTATTCATCATTACTAACCCCATTTGGTGTTATATTATTTAATACATTCTCTATATATTTAGCGTATTGTTGTTTTCCCAAATTAGCTCTTCTGTTTGTATCAAAATTCATTTGTGTTGAGCCTTGTTGTTGCATTTCTTTTATCAAGGCTTGCAAATCTTCATTGTCAAAATCTACTGTCCTGCCAGTTATATCTTTGTATTTGATAGCTTGGTTAGATAATAGATTTGCAATGTCTCCATAATCAACAACTCTAACACCATCTGGATTTACGTAAGTAGGCTCTTTGCCATTTTCACTTAATCTTGTGGCCTGTAATATAAAATAACGATCATTAAATTTTCGTAACTGTTCTTCTTTTGCTTGCGCAATATCTTGATCTGCAAAAGTTTGATTACCTTCATAGCTGCTCCACAAAGCGTTTGCTTCTTTATATTTTGATGTTAGTTGTGCTATTGTTTTTGAATTTTCAATATCTGTGTTTACACCTTCATACCAATTCCTGTATGTTGTAATTGTTTCGTAGTTCCTTGCCTCTGCTACTTTTGCGTTTACTTTTGTTTTACCATCTACGTACTCTGCCCAATAATTAGGTTGGTATCTTTCCCATGCAACTTGATCTAATTCACCACCTACAGTAAAAAATTTCTTTTTTATATTTTCTTCTCTAGTTTTCCAGTATCTGTCATACTCTGTATTATACTCTCTATAATCTTCTATTGTATCCAAATAGTTATTGACAAAATTAGAGTTTATTGTTTTTGCTTCCGAATCTGCTAGTAAACTCTTATTTATTATTTCTTGATCTCTTAATTTTGCAGTTAAAGCAATTTTTTGCTCGCTGTAAGAATTTAAACCTTCAGATATAGTTTTTCCTAATTCTGCTAAACCACTAGCTGCACCTGTACCTGTTGTGATTCTTCTGCCAGATCTAATGGGAGCTGATCCTAGCGAGCTTTGATATCTTGGAATTACTACCATAAACAATTTCTCCTAAATTGTACCGTATTGTTGGGCAATACTCATTCTTGATGATTGCGATCCAGCTTTCATAAATCCGCCTAATATGCTAGATCCTGCTTGATAATTTACAGCTGCTATTTCTCCTGCTAACTCTGCGTCTATAGTTTTGTTTTCTGCCCATAAACCTTTTTCTAAAAACCATAGATCTGTTTCAAACTCTTCCATGTCAGCGTTCATAGAAATTAAACTACTACCAGTTCCTACAACAATACCAGATGCTGCGCCTCTTGCTCTTTGTTCGCTCAACAACTTTTGTTGCGCTGTCAATCGTTTTTGTTTTTCGTATTCGTTGTTTAACTTTGCCTCATATTTTTGCCAAGCTGCATTTGCTTGCATCATTTTTATTTGTTGGTTAGCAGCTTGCATAGTAAATGCTGCGTTTATTAATGATCCAAATAATCCAAAAAACATTTTATTCTCCTAATCGCTTGTTACTAGTGTACCAGTTATTCCTAGCACTGTCATTGGTAAAGGTTGTGTTTGCTCAATCGTTACTTGTCCGTCTGTATCCCATCCTAGATTAGTTACTTTTTTATCTCCTGTAAACTCTGGAATGTTTTGACCAACTGGTGTAGATGATGATCTAAAAGGTATCTGGTCGCCATTTATTGTTACACCTACAGTTTCGTGCAATCTTACTGCTATCTCGTTAAATCTTTTTGGCCTGTTTTGTGCAGTGCCAGCATTTGCTCCTGCTTCTATTTTCATAGTTACTAATTTGCTAGTATAACCTAAACCAACCTCTACTAAATGCTGCCCACTTGTTGATGGTAAAGTTACTGATATTTGTCCGTTACTTACAGTTTGATTTGGGTACACAGCATCACCTACAAGTATTTGTACGCTTTCACCCTCTAAGTGATCCAGATTTGTCAACGTGCCATCAGCACCATTTATTAAACCACTTAATGAGCTATCCATATTTAGTGTGCTATCTAAGTATTCTACGTATTGCACTCTTGATCCATCTATAATTCTTTCCACAATAACGTAGACTTCATTTTCAGTATCACTAGAAACAGATGCTATAGATTTTACTTTTGCATGATTTTTTAATATGTGTGTGCCAGATCCAACAGCAATTAATTGTTGGACTGTTCTGTCAATTGCTTGTTGATAAGTCCTAGCAAGATTTATTGTGTTTGCGTCTATAACATACACATAATATGTTCTGCCATCATCTAATCCTGTTATAGCAGTGTTGCCATTAGCATCATATACAACTGCATCTCCTGTTGTGTATCCGTGTGATGTTATAGTTATTTTGCCATTTTTTAATGTGTCTGATCCACTTGCTGTTAAAGCAGTGCCTGCGTTAAAAGAATGTTTTACAAATCCACCTAGTATGTGTCTGTGCCACGCTATAATATCCTCTTCACGTTTATATGTCATTCCTAACAATATTCCATCATCACGCACTGCCCAATAAATACTTTCTGGCTCTTGCGCCCATGCTATGTCATATACACCTGTGCCAGTAACATGCTCTGCAAGTATGGTCATATCTGGTGCAGAATATGCGTCATCATCAAATCTGTACGCAAACTCTCTAATTTTCTTTCTTTGTTTTTGCACAAATAAAATTACGTTGCCAATTTGCACTGCCTCTGTTGTGTTGCCTCCATAAGTTGTTTGTAATGTAATATTGACATTATCTGGTTTTAATGGCTCACCTGTAGGCTTTCCTACCCTAAACTCACCACCTGCTGTACCAACAATTAAATCTCTTGCAGGAGCTAACCATCTTATAACATTTACTTTGTTTGCAGCTATTGTATATATAAATGCGTCAGCCGCAGCTGCTGTACCAACATCAAAGTTTGTATACAGTCCTGATTGTGATGCAAATATAGTTTGTGGAAATGATGTTGTGCCAGCAAATACTAACCTTTGTTCAAAAAATGTAACTGTTCTAGGGAATCCTAGCGTTGATACAAATGTTCCTAGTTGCCAATCTGTTGTAGCTGTGCTGGCAGATAATGTTGCTAGTATTTCTATTGTAACATTTTGTGCATCTGTAAACGCTGTAATTTTAGCATGACCACTATGTAATTTTACTAACCTACCTACATCTGTTGCAGCAAATAAATCAGCTGATGCAACCAACGCAACACCTGTAGCTATTGCTGTAGATGCAGGATTTAGTGTTGTAGATGTAGTATTAGCGTCTAAATATGGGCCATTTTCTAACACTTCATTTGTTATGCTCCATGATGTATGACCAGTTCTTGTAAGTTTTTGCGGTGCTAATGTTTCATGCACAATATACATAATATCTGCTGATTGTGTATGTTGTATTTCATATAATATAGATTCTGTAATAGTAGTTGTAATTTCGTATATTTTATTAGCGACACCTGCAGATCCGTATGCAGTATGGCTAGTGCTGTTTATGTTTACACCAGCTAGTGTTTGTAATTCAAAAGTGTTTGTAGTTTTGTTTGCAACTTTAAATCTTTTTCCGTTTACTTCTGTCATGCCTACAACACCTGTAATTATGACTTCATCACCGTTTGTATAACCATGTGATGTTGCAGTTACTACAGCAGGATTAGCTTGTGTTATACCACTTATAGTTTTGTTAGATTCTGTAATTATACCTTCGTCTTTATAAAATCTTATGTACTGGTGTCCAAACTCTAATATATAAGTTTGTTCATCATTAAATTCAAAAGGTATTAGTCTTGTTGTTTTTGTGTGATCTTTTACTGGGCCTATATATCTTGTGCCATATCTTCGTGCTGCTCCGCCTTGTGGAAAAATAGTCATGTTCTCTAATGTTTCTACACCATTAGCATATTTTTTGAAGTCAATTTGTCCAGCTAATTTAGGACTTAATTCACCAGCAGTAAAATTTGATTGAAAGGGATGTACTCTTGCCATTATGTTCTAAAGTCCGTAAATGTTGTTGAAACAAAGTCATCTACAAATCCTTCCATTCCATCAACACTTCTGGCTTCAGATAGTTTATCTCTATATAGTTTTTCCATTTGTGATTGCAACTGCACACTGCCTGTTATTGGATAAGCAAGATCGGCAGATAATTTTGCTGTTAATGTTTCTGTAAACATTGAATCAAATAATGTAGGATTTGTAATTTTTGCTATGTAAAGTATTTTTGCTGTGCTTTCATCAGATAATAATACTCTACCGTTTGTAGCGTCATTCTCTATTTTAAATATATAATCTGCAAATTCCATTTCTAACACACGCAGACAATATGGATCTGTTGGAAGTGCATACATGTAATCGAATCCGTATGCTGGGGTTGTGCTGAGTTGTGCTAACGCAGCTCTTGTAATAGCAAAATTCCACGGATGTGAACGCAATGTAAGATCTCTTGCATCTTCGTAAAACGCATTACACAATCTTGCTCTTTCTGTGTCATCTGTCAAACTAGTGATTGGATCATCACCTAATCGCCTTAGTGCGTTACTGCATATAGAAACTTCTGTTACCATCATACACCTTTGTAGTTAGGGGGGATGTTACTCCCCCCATGTTGTTGTTCTTAGTCAAGAACGTAGTACATAGTCAATTCAATTGTACCTGTACCAGCAGCTCCACCCATAACAACAGTAATAGGAATACCATCTTGGTTAGCGTCTACGACACTATTTCTTCCTAATGCTGATGTTACTGCTACTGCCACCGTAGTGATAGATGTAGAAGCAGCTGCTGCAAAGTATTCGTCAACATCTAATGCAACTGTTGCACCTGCAGAGCTTGTATAAGCTGCGTGTCCAACAGATAGTGTTGTACTACTACCTAGAGCATCATGGGTAAGTGTACCTTCTAATATTCTAGCACCGTTAGGTAGATTGAACATTTCAATAACATCTCCTGATGCAAGGCTTGATGCTTCGTATAGTGCATAAGCAATACGTAGCCTTCCGCCTTTTTCATTCGTGTTAATTTTTTCAGAAGGGTTATTCTGCGACCATTTTGTTTTTTGTACTGAATAAACTGTAGCCATTTTTCAATCCTCCTATTCTGTGCAAGCTATTTCAACGACTTTTTCGTCCTCGATACGTGTAGCACCGATAGTCATTGATAGGAATACTTGCGTTGCATAGTTCTTATCTGAACGTTCGCTGATGCGAGTGTTCACATCTTGACCGACAGCAAGTCCTATTCCTGATGAAGTGAAAGCTAACACTTGGCGATTACCATCACTGTCAGTACCTAGACGTTGAGTTCTGATAAAATTAAAACCTAAGAAAGTGTTAATTTCGCCTTGCACAAGTGCTTTCACACTAGAAAAATCTGCTGAAGTTACTTGTGTTACTCCTAACAAATCAGTTAATTGGCCTGCAGTAACCACGCAATATCTTGGTTCGTCTGGATCAACATCATTAGCGTCAAGAATTTCTTTAGCTGATAATAGTTTTGCCAGTGTTAAACCTGCAGATCCGTGAGCAACTTTTTGACCAGATGGAAGAGCCACACTAGTTCCACCACTTACACCGCCATAAGCTGTGCCTGTAGCTGCACTAATAATTGAATCATCCATTGCTCGGCCCATTGCCCATGCGCCTGCCATTGCGTATTCTGATTGAGGCGAAATAAGCATACGTACCTTATCCTCGTTATCAATCAAGTCTGCCCAGTCGTAATCGTCCATAGTTACTTTACGTCTGGAGTGTGGTGTATCCATTCTTGGTGTGTCAGCATGGCGTGATGTTCTACGCTCTGCTGCAGCAGTACCGATTCTTTCAAAGAAATGAGCTTTACCAACAACCGTTTCTGATCTAACCGCATCTCTTAATCTTGAACCTTTTTGCTGTGCCAAGTGGAACACGTTGCTTTTGTATTGCTCGACAAAAGCTGTAGTGATTTCTATTGACATAATAGTTCTCCTGTTAAGTTAAAGTTAAAACGGTTTTTATCCTGTAACACAGGGAAACCTTACAGATAACGCACTGTCATACGGATTTTAAGGCATCATACCCACAGTGCAAGTTATCCGCAAGGACTTGCAATTGTTAAACTAGTATAACATAGAACATTTAGATTACAAATCTTAATTATCTACCGTAAACTTTTTCATGTAGTTGTCTGACTTTTTCTACAGCAGCTTTGTGGTCTGGGTGTGATCCTTTGAAATAAGGATGGTCTGGATTAGAATATATATCAGAAATTTCATCTTGTGCGTCTAATCGAGAAGTTGCAAGATTATTATTCTGTGTGTTCTGTGTCATATCTTCTGTTACTTCAGCACCTAATCTTGCAAATAATTTTACTACAGCAGGATTGTTACCAGCTGTTGTATTCATTAGCTCCATTATTTCTGGATCTCCATATACTTGCAATGCTCTTTGTGCAGCTCGTACATTTTTATCGTAATCAATACCCCATTCTTTTTTTAGCACACTTTCTGTTTCTTCTTTTTGTGCTGCTAATATTGACGGTTGATTATCTATTTCAGCAGTAACCATGCCTGCTTGATATTCCATCAGTGCGTTTACTTGATTTTGACTTAATCCAATATTGTGTGCTACATTTCTAAACTCGCCCATAATATTATCATTAAAATAAGCATCCATACCTTCTGGTACTTTCATCTCATATCCTGTCGGCTCATCTGGTCTGCCTAATTTGCCATACAATTCTTTGTATTCATCATCTGTTTTTGGTAATGGTATTCTACTACCCATTTGTTTTTGTTGATGAACAACTGTTTTTGCAAGACTTTCTACGTCTTTAAATTGTGCTATTGTAGGATCATTAGCAAGATCAGATGGTAGTGATGATTTCCAATCTAGGTTATCGCTATCTACTTCAGATCCAAGTACAGTGCTGTCTTGGGTTGCCTGTGTTTCCATATCGGCCTGTTCTTCTGGGTACATTTACTCTTTCCTTTGTTCTGTTAAACGTGTTATGCGTAAGTAAAGGCTACGCTGACCTTCTTTAAAAGCTGTGTGGTACGGATCTTGTTCATAACTTAATCTGTCGCCATAAGCAGCTTTTAAATCCTCTAAAACTTTTTTGCCTGCATCAGTATCAAAACATTGTCGGTAGTTCTCTACAAGTTCGATATGCTCTCTCTCGTATTGATCGTAATCTGTTTCAGACATTATAATCCTTGTAGTTGTTCTTGTGCTTGTTGTATGCCTTTTTGTGCATCTGGATCAGCAACAGCTTTTGCGGCTTCTGCTTGCTGTTGTGTAACTTGTGCTGCTTGTTGCTCTTGCATCATTTGTTGTTGCATCATCATTTGTTGTGCTTGTGCTTCTCTTGCATCAGCAACATCATCTCTGCTAACAAGTATACTGTTTGGTACACCAAGTAGTTTTGCTCTCATTCTGACAGCTTCATCATGGTTTATGATTTCCATAACAGCAGGATTTATTTGTGCAATGTTCATAGCAAGCTGATACAATCTGTCTATTGCATTAGCTTCTTCCATTCTTTGTGATCTTGCTAGTGGCCCAACGTATTCAATGTCCATCTTTGTTTCTTGTATGCTATCAGGGGGAGGGAGTAACGCCCCTGCTCTTAGCATAATACCAAAAATACGTTCAATTAGTGGATTTAGAAACTCTGATTGGAATCTACCTAGCGTTGGGCCAAGCAATCTTTGCATTAGTTCATAACGAACCTGCACTTCAGTAGCAGTCATTTGAGGGCCATCTTGTAACTGCAACTGGTCTGAATAATAGGCTTGCCTTATTGCTGTACGTAATTGGGTTTCCTTCATGTCAGTTATTTGCCAATTAGTGCCTATTTGTAACGGTTTGATTGCACCATCATTTCTAATAACAGTAATACCAGCTGGTGTTGTCCTAACACGCCCTATAACACCGTCATCTTGTACTAACAATGGTGGATCTATAGCTTTGGCCCATGCTTTTAGTCCTATCTCTACAGCTTTGTTTAATGTTTTTATATCTGGCAAAGCATTATATGATGGACTGCGACCGTATGTTTCACCAGTCGCTTTTGCCCACCGAGGTACGAGATATGGAAATTCGTTGTAACCACCAGAGCGAACAATCATCTTGTCCTCTTCACAAGCATGGCAACTATGAAACTTTAACTTAGTATTACTTTCACCTGTCATGCGTGTGTAATCTTCTGCTGGCTCAACAGCATGGATAAAAACAAACTCTTTTTCTGGTTTAGAGTGCGCTGCCTCTTTTACCTTATCACCGAGATTGTCCTCACCAAACTCTTGCAAGGCTTGTCGTGCTGTCATTTTGTATTTGCGATAGACAGTATCAACATAGCCATTTACGTTTTCTTGTATGTAAAATTCATTTATGTGTAATGTTTTAAAATGTATGCCACCCTCTGCAAAACCTTTTGAGTTTTCTTCTACAAACAAACATCCTGTACCAATAGATGTAAGATCAAGATACATTTCGTGTACTTCTGTGTTAAAGTTTGCGTCATTAAATGCGTCATACATGCGTCTAGCTGTATCTTCTAACCACAGCTGTGCATCTCTTTGTTCATTTAATTCTTTGTCGCGTAATTTTATAGAAAACCACGGTAGTGATGGTGATGTAAGTGTGCCTTGTAAACTTGCGGCAAGTAAAGTGTTAGCTGTTATAGCTGTGCTATCGTATAGTATCTCTGTTCTTTTTTCTCCTTTTGCACGGACTAGAGTTACATCTGCTTTTCTTGGCATAACATAATCTAGTATTTCTTGCCAATGATCCTCCCAAGTTTCTCTTGAGCTAGTCATTGCGCTCATACGTTTTTTTAAATAATCGTATGGTGAAAGTGTTTCCTGTGCAACAGCCATTACCGTGATCCTGTTCCTAATACAGTTTTACCAACGTTTGCTTCGTCAGTTACGCCTTGTCCACCTGTCATAATACTATAGCCTAATCCTGTTCTACCTGCCTTGATCATTCTTTGTCTTTCTTGTTCGACAGCTGCTTCTTTTTCGGCAGTCCTATCTGTAACAGATGTATCTATTGGTGGCGGCATTTCTGGCTTCATCTTCATACCCATTTACATTCTCCTTTTAACATTCCGTATAAAGCTGCATCTACATACTTATTATTTACTAACATTGCTTGTCTAATTACACCTTCTTTTACAAAACCAACACCTTGCAGTAATCTTTCGTTTCTTCTGTAACCATCAACACACATAGCTGTTATTCTACCACATTTGCATTGATTAAAAGCATAATCAAACATCAATCTTATATATCTTCTTTGACACAATCTTGCATCATCTATTGCTAAATGCACAAAAATATTGTAACCATCAAAATCTGAAAACAATAAACATGCCTTAATACTATTATCTACTAAAAAAGCAATATGTCTATCGTTTTCTTCCAGCTCCCTGTTTATATGCGCCCTGCTCTTTATCCAATCGTACGCTTCTTGTTTTGTATTGTCGTCTGTACGGACTTCAATCATTTAATTGCTTTGCTTAATGTCTTTGCTTGTTTTTTGTGTGATGCAGACGCTTTTTTTAAACCTTTAATAACTTTTTTTATTGTTTTAACTTTTTTCTTTTTCATCATTACATCATTCTCCTACGTTCAGTTCGTGATCCTCCACCTAACACAGTTCTTCCTACATTAGCTTCATTCTCTAATCCTCTAGGACTTGTCATTATAGTGCTTTGCCCACCATAACCAGATCCCATAGGAGCAGCACTTGGCGTTGCCATTGCAGATGTTGTTGTTGGTTGTGCTGCTTGTTGTACTACTGGCGCAACAGATTTTGGCCTACTACCACCAAAAGCTCTATTTATTGTTTTTGCTATGCCGCCCATTTTTTCCTACATAAATACGTTAAAACTACTATCTGATTCTAATTGCACAGGCTCGTAATCTTTTATTCTAGCTTTTCTTACAGACATAACCGCATAACGCATTGCAGATATAACATCATCATGTTTTGTTACAATTTTACCGTCTTTACGGTGATACATCCGTAACTCTTCTAATAATTTACTCTGATTATTAAAAATTTTCAATCTATTTGTCATTAAACGCGTGTATATCTCCTGTACGCCTGCCTCAACAGAGTTACCACCACTGCCTTCTTTTTGTCCTTGCTGTGGTGGATTGCTAAAATGTTCTCGTGTCATGTTCACGCCTTCAGATCTGTATTGTTCTGTTAATGATTTACCAGATCCTTTATCTGCTTGCCTACCGTCCATAGGCCACATTACAGGTATCCAGTTACCTTTTGATTTTATGGCACTAGCATGTATAGGTACAGCCTCTTGCGACATTGCATAAGTGTCGTATATATAAATAATATCACTATCTCTATCCCACGCTATCCACGCAGCAGCTGTAGGGTGATCCCAACCAAAATCTATACCACAAATTCTAGGCCAGTATGTGGGTATTTCTATTGGATCGCATACCATCTGTGATTCTGGCAAAGGAAAAACAAGACCACTACCTAATTGTGGTATGCCTTGTTCACGCATCTTACGTTCGTGTGGTGGCAGCGCAGCAAGTATTTGATCGCGCACCGTGTCAGTCATATGTGGTGCATCATCCCATCCAGCTTGTATAAGTGCTTGCCCATCCCGAAGATCATTAACAAACTGCGCTACCGTTTCTGTCATACCATTTTCTGGCGTAAAAGTCATGTAAACAATACCACCTTTGTCAGCAGTACGTGTTAGACTTTGCGTATAGATAGATGATGGTGGCTCTTCGTCTAGCCATATAACATCAAGACTTTCTCCCATCCATTTTTCTTTGCCCATCTCGTATGCTTTGAACGCCAACCTAGACCAGCCACCTGTTACGTGTTTTATAACTAGACTGTTCATGGCATTTGGTACACCAGCTTTCCTAACTGTTTCTCCTATATATTTTAATGGTATACTTCCTGTGCCTCTTGCAGATGGATCGTCTGGTTGCCCCACTAATTCTTTTTGACATATATCTCTGGTCGTTTCATTAGACGCGCCACCTGCCCACGCCCTGATGGGCCGATTGAAACGCCTGCCATTCCACCAATCTGGATATTGTCCTGTTAAATGAAACGCCATCTCCATTGCTCCGCAGAAAGATTTGCCAATTCTGTTACCTGCCATCAGCAAACGCTGCTGTGCAATTGCATTGTGAAATTTTTTTTGGTATTCGTAAGGCTCATAGAACGCCATGCGATTTGTATCCTTGCGATACTGTAACTCTCTGGCTATTTCTACTGCTCTTTCTATATCATTCATAGTTTTTCCAAGTCATCACTGTGTACCATCACCCAAAAACCTTTGCGATTCTTTTCACAAAGACATATTACAGGTGTTTTGTTTTCTAAATCAGCTAATTGTTTTGTATCATCCCACAAAGTAACAGCAGTATGCTTGGCGCGTAGCTTACATTCTATAAATAAGTCGTCATGTATGACATCAGCGCGTGTAATTTTGCCATTACCACCAGATAAAGGTGTTCTTGTGCCACCAAAAAACTCTGCAACCTTCCGCTCTCGTTGTTTCCACGCTTTATCAGCCATATTGGTAGATTAACTTAACGTTATAGCCATGTCAAGCACGTTAACAAATGTTAATGTTAAAAAAGGCCCACCGCTGTACGGATTGATCCATTATCTTTATAGAAGATTCTGTACTTTGGGGGGTGTACCGTGCCGACAATATATATTAGGGGGGGGTGGTCTATATATATGTACGCGCGCTGGGGCAACTGGGAGGCAATTTGCTGGGCGCGTGTGGGTGTGTGGGCGCGACCATTATCGCACTCATTTAGATCAGTGTTCAGTGGTGTTGATATTCTGGAGGAGGTGGTTTAGTTCTTGCTGTAGTTCATCATCACTCTTTTGCTTAGTAACGTCCTCTACCTTATGTATAGTTTGGTATCCAGTTCTATCAAGTATTGAGTTGATTGCCCCCAACTTTACTGACGCGTTAACCTTATCATCTACTATCAGACTTTGTAGCTTATCTATTGCCAGTGGCACTGACGAAGCTAGTACCTGTTTTGTGGCGTGATCTATCTCAGTGGCAAGCTTCTTCTTTAACTCATAGCCTTGCTGTTCAGCAGTGGCAGGACTATACCCTGACGCGATCGCTGACTTAGTTGCGTTGCCAGTTTTACTAAAGTTTTCTACAAAGGCTCTTTGCTTATCAGTTAAGGTTTTACCAGTCATATAACTACCTTACTACCTAAAGTGTGTTAACTTCAATATATTTTAATTGATTGTTAACTTGTATGCTGGTATAACATTAACTATCGTTAACAATGGAGGCTTTAGCTATGTTTAAATTATACAGTAACTTAGTTAGTAGGCTGGCGTTCTGGGGCGCAGTCATTATGATTGCACTTTGGTTCGTTGCCTTTGGCTTTATTACATTAGATCTAATTCAATCATGGAGGTAAATTATGAATAAGGAAATATCTAATATATTAAAACTTACTTACGATCATTATGAAATGACTGGTATCCATAATAATGGTAGTGGTATCGTTACTGATGAGCATTATTATCAGTATGACGATTTTTGCACTACCAAGATTTTATATCCAGAATTTCAGTTAGATGGTGAGTTTCCACTTGACGAATTGCAGTCCATAGTGGGGGGAAATATTGAGATTGTCCCTACTAAGTATGGCGATTTAGTCATTAATGAAATGGGTAAGCTGAACGGTCTAGGCGCTAACTTCTTTAGCTCATGGATCTGGTTTCAGACTTATGGCGAAACTGATTACATTGCTGGCAATGTTGGTCTTATTCGCAATAAGGATTGTGATGTATATACAATCCTAACCGATATGCTGGCTCGCGACTGGCACCACTATTACAGGGTGTCAGCTGCTGAAGATCGTCAGTCTTGGGCATATGCCGTATCTGACATACAAGCTACTTAATGCCTATACAATGCGCCTCTATATGGGGCGTATTCATAGTCATTAATCAATAGAATGGAGGTGTTACATGGCTAGAATGTTAGTAGTATTAAAATATGATGTAAGTAATCCACTTACGCCAGATCTTTATAAAAAGTATCCTTACAGCATTGTGGAAACTTGGGACGATCATAAATGGGACGCGCCTTACTATGAGGTGATAGATTATTTTACCAATTTGAAAAAGGCTAGGCGTTGTATCAAGCAACATAAGGCTGGCACTTGGGTGGAGGCACGCTAATGACTAGTACAGGTATACAAATAAACGGTAATCCGACTGACGTGGAGCAAAGTATGTTTTTAGATCGTGGCGCGCGTTGTGTAGTGAAAAGGCAATATAAAGGCTGGACAATTAATATATATCGTCAGCCGTCTAACGTCCCAAAATACTTGTTATGGGAGCAACAAAATTATGACGATTTTGACTGGGATAAAATAGAGGTCGCGTGTGCTGATCGCAGATATGTTATTGGTACTCATGGTTACTTGATTATCAATCCTACAAAAGATTACTCTATCGGCGATTTCCAATGGTTATTTGATGGAGGCGCGTGCTTAGAGGAGGGGCGTAGAGAAATTGACAATCTTTTTGACTGGGATCAAGAAAATACAAAATCTAAATTTTATCAAATATAGGAGTAAAAAAATGGCTAGAAAATATAGAGTAAAAGAAAAGTACGTTGACGGACGCTACCCACATTTAAGAGGGGTAGTTTTTGATGAGTCAGATATAAATATTATCCAAGATTTTGGTTCAATGTTTATGGACTTACAAACTGCTTTAGATTTTGAGCAAATGAGTTACAAAGAACGGTGTGAATATATTGGCATGCCAGATCTTGATGGTCAGATAATATCAATAGGAGATTTTTCTGATGAATATGAGTACACGGAATTTGATAGCATACATGTATTTGAGGAGGTAGAAGATGACAATGTATAAAGAAAATTTTACAATTATAGATAATGAGATTGTGCATGAAAATCCATATCATTATCCAACATATAACAATGGTACTTATTGTTTTGTCGTGGAGTGTTTTGATCGCACTTGCAACGTTGCAGTGCATATCGGCTACAGTGCATTTAAAAAATGGTTAGATGATGAGCCAAATAATAACATGTACAACCAGAAGCAAGCGCTCGTTGATGAGATCTACAATTTTGAATTTAATTACGTGATGAAAAACGACATAAACATGGCAGATATATTTTGTGAGCTGTTAGGCGATCAAATGGGATTTTGTGACGATATGCCAAGCGACTGGATCTACAAAATAACAAGCATAGACATGTATGAAAAAGTAGATCTAAAACTATTTGAAGAAATGCTTGTGAATTGAGTATTATTTGTTACAATAACCTTAACTAATATTAACAACTATGGAGGGCAAAATGTTAGTGCAAAATGATAACGATCAAAAACAGCTTGAACTTGAGGCTGAAAAATTAATCCACTTGATATGGGCATTAAAAAGGCAGTACAAAAAATACCCAGCTGATGATCTTATAAATTTAATTAGGAAGTATACAAAACCATTTAATGACATGTATGAGGCGCACCAGCAAGCTGATTATTATTGTCGCTTACACGATATACAATCATTAGAGAATAGAAGTGAGGCGCACGGTATTTCGTTGCAGGGCATTTTTAAAGTGTCATACGATAATGTTTTATGGGTAATGCAAAAACACAACGTCCGTAGATGGTGGGGCAGTGATGATAATAAAAGTGATGTTCATTGGTATGGCAAATTCCAAGATGGTCGCGTCTTTAGTATTTACAACTGGAAGGACGGTGTAAGTTATTTAGGACTAGACGGACTGGAAGTACAACAAATAACGTCATGGCATATCGGTGGCAAAGATGACACCGTTGTAGACGACTTGACAACGTTGTTTGAGATGGATTTAGGCAGGACACTGGTTAAAGATCAAAATAATGGGTACGGTGATATAATTTGCAAAACATGGAGGGAAAACAATGGTTAGCAAAAAAGAAAAAAACTACATACACGTAATAGATACAAAAAAACAAATGATAAAAGCAATGTCAAATGATGAATTTTGTATTTGGATCTCAATGCAGATTTCTGATGGTTTTACTGATTGGCAACGGTATGAATTTGCACCTAACGCTGGCGTGGCGTTTCTCATGGTGCAGTCGCATTTGCCAGATGAGCCACCAGAGTGTTGGAAACATTAAGGGTGGCCTAAATGATGCAAGAAATAATAAATGAAATAGATATATCTTTAGCTTGTTGCCTTGATGATATATCAGCAGTTACAGAGGAAGATATAGAGCATATTTATCAAACTTTTGAAAAATTGATGAAATTATTAGATAAATAACGCGTTTTAAGAGCCATACAGTAGGGGGGAATAGTTTTTATGATATAACTATACCCCCTTTTTTATATGAAAAACAGACGATTGCGCAGATACACGTTATTTATATCTTTGTCGTTTGTTGCCTCCAAGCAGCCACACGGACAACCGTCTACGTTTAACCAGTCTAACACTTCTTCCAGTAACTCTTCTTGTGATCCAAAGTATTCAGTAAACTCTCTTGGGTTTACATGGTAAGAAGTGCCACCGTTTCTGTGATGTGCAGGGCATAAAGGTATAGTTTCAAAATGACTAGCTTTTCGTCCCATTCTAAATTGACCTTTTATATGATGTATCTCGGCAGGACTGTCATAGATCCCTAACTTGGCGCAGGCAATACACCCCAGATCTGCGACAGCCTGCAAATGCTCACGCTCTTGCTTTGTTTTGGTTTTACTAGCCATAGTTTTTTCTTTCAATAGTGTTGTTTATCATTTCAGTTTTCCATTTTTCAAAATTGATCTCAACAATCTTTTTTTCCCACGCCCATTTCAGTTCGTTTTCTATAGCAATACCTAGTGCTTCAATGTGTTTCTTATATTTATCGTCTGCCCTAGCCTCACGATCTTGCCCTGCAACTGTCTTTTCTCCTTGCAAAAGATATTTTTTCATCAGATCTGCCAGCAATATCTGCCTGCCATGTTCCAACGTAGTCAGTTGTTTTTTTGCCTCTGCATGTTTAATCCCTATCTCACGTAATCCGTGTAGGATCTTTTCCTTATTCGTATCCTGCATAGTTCCCTCCTTTAGCGTTTTTTATATACAAGTGTTTAATGTAACCTTCAACTTCTTTGCTGATAGGTTTTGGAAAAACTTTTTTTGAGTGTGGAAAATGACCAAACTTTTTCCTAAATGTATGACTTGCCCAACCGTCTTTGTAACCTTTTTGTTTTGCAAAGTACAGCAGTTGCGCGTACCAGTCTTTTTTGTTTACTAACTTTACTTCAATACTCTCAACCTCTACTAGCCTGCCTTGTTTTACTAAAACTTTTTTATCAATATCATTTAATACATAGCCACAGTTAGGACATTCTCTATTATACCTGCTTGGCTGATATACAGTGTTACACTTTACACATGTGAAAGGTTGTTTTTCTATCGGTCTATTACGTGGCTCTTGAGATCTTTTTATTTTACTTTTTGTAAGCTCCCATTCTGGCGTATCCGCTGGGAAACCATGTTCGTAAACACAGCCAGCATGATCTAATATTAATGTATCGTCTTTATCCTCTGCTGGTCTTAAACTCCTGCCTACCATTTGTAAATACATACCATAAGATTTTGTCGGTCTAGCCAACACAACACAAGACACTATGGGCATATCCCAACCCTCTGTAAGCACTTGGCAGTTAGACAATACTTTTATATGGCCCACTTTTAGATCATGCAAGACGCGTTCTCTTTCTAACTCGTCCATCTCTCCATCAATATGCCCAGCTGGTATACCGTTCTCATTAAATATTTTAGCTATGTATTTACTATGCGCTATAGAAACTGCAAAGACCACTGTCGTTCTATTTTTAGCGTGCCGTAACCAGTGTGTAACAAGATCTCCTACTAACTTAGGAGTGTTCACTCTCTTGTCTAATCCACGGTTTTCGTAATCGCCAGCTAACATACGTAGTCCTTGCAGGTCTGGTAGTGTTGGCGCAATAATTTTTGTAGGCACAAGAAAACCAAGTTCTGTCAGCTCTTTTATGTTACTGCACTCAACCATTTCTGTGTAAATAGATCCGAGTCCTTTACTGTCATTGCGACATGGTGTCGCTGTCAAACCTATAAACAAAGCGTTGGGATACAAATCCATAAGATCTTGAAATGACTTGCTGGCACTTCTGTGTGCCTCGTCAAGTATAATAAGTGTAGCCTCTGGTTTTATAAAATCTTCTTTTTTACTCCGTATTGTAAATGTTTGTATGCTGGCAACTTGTGTCCTTGCTCTGGGTGTTGCTGATTTTCCTGCCATAATTACGCCATGATTAACATCGAAGTCGTGTAGCTTTTTACTGCACTGCATAATCAACTCTCGTCTATGCGCAACGAACAAACACTTGTGTCCCTTTTCTAACGCTACTTGTATCAGCGCACTAGCTATCACAGTTTTACCGCTGCCAGTCGGTGCTACCAATAATATTTTTTTGTGCTTCCAGCTTTTATCGGCCACATCACTCATTGCTTTTAGTTGGTATTCTCTTAGCTTCATATCTACTCCATATATCGTTTAGTTGGAACATGACTTCACGTATGTCCTCTGGTGGATCACACGCGTTTGCAAATGCAATAGCTTCGTTCCTTGCATACTCTAGTGTTTCGCCACGTAATCTCATAGAGATTAACATTCTGACTAGTGTTTCGTGTCTGTTGCCTTTTGACGCTCCGTTTATGATACCGTTGCGCTTGTAAGTTGTGGTTCTCGGTAACATTCTACCGATAATCATTTTACTTTTTGGACGTTCTAATTTTAGTTTATCACGTATTTCATCTGTATGGTATGGTTTGTTTGTATTATATTCCTCTACAATTTTTATAGGATATGGTTTGTGTTTGTTGTGATAAAAACCAGCTACCCTCATAACTCTTGGCAAGTCTTTCACGACTGGATCGCTGTTAAATTTTAATGCTAACGCCTCTTGATACAGTACAAAACTTTGCAATGGCATGTCATCAACTAACCAGTAACAATGATATTTATCTGGAGATGTGTTGACAATCAAATTTGGCTGTAACTCAAATCTTGTAGGCAATGGCGTACCGTCTAAATCTATAAACACTGCACGTACAGACTTTATATTCTTTGTCGTCCTGCCATGCAGATCTGTACGGTTTACTGTAAAAAATACACCAGCACCTTTTTTGTTTAGATCCTGCAACTTGTCTACATGCTCGTCAATCGTGCCATGCAGTTGCTTTATTAATCTTTTGTCTAGTCCTTTATCGCCAAAAGTCTGGAAACTATGATGTGTGCCGAAACTATTTAGAAACCTAGAGTATTGTTTAATCTGATCTGTCATCACCCCACCTTACTTCTGCGCCTTTTTTACCTGCTTTTTGTTTCTTCAATCTGTTCTGTGTTTGTCGCTCACGTTCTTCTTCTGCTTGCACACAATGTATGTAACCATCTTCTACGTAAAATAAATGTGCCATCTTGGGCCATGCACGTTTCATAACACCGCTAGTTGTATTGCAAATTTTTGCTAATACTTTGTTGTCGTGTGGAAGTTTGTAGACACGCCAGCAGTGGCAATACAATAATATGTATATACCTTGCTCGTCTAATGACATGTTTAGTCTATTTGTGTCGCTGATCCAATCGTTCGCGTAAAATTGAAACGCTGGCGATTGCTCGTCATTGTATCTTTTTCTCATATCTTAACCTCGATTAACGATTTTAATCATCAGTTAACCAATGTCAAGCGTTTTATGTATTGTATGTATTACTATCTTGTTAGTAGTTGCAGGTGCAGTTGAAGAGCTATACTTTGCTATTGGCAAAAACATAGCAAAATTATAGCAGATCAATAGCAGTGCCATACACATAAGTCATTGAAATCTATGTGTTTATTGACAATGCCTCAATTAGATCTGGCCTCATGTACTCCAAGTCATAATCGCCCAAGTGTGCAATCTGATAAGCTCTCAATGGTGGTATAACTTCCCACTTAGACACAGCAGGGTGGCTGATGTTCAAGATCCTAGCTAAATTTCTGCCACCATATTTTGACACAATCTCTATCTTGCGCTCTTTAGCTATTTCGTATAATTCACTCATAATGTTACCTCATGTTAATAAACATATACTATAAAATAACTTAATTAAAGTCAACTATTGTATTGACTTAACGTTAATAATCATCATAATAATCCACATAATAGTAAATATAAAAAAAGGATTAAACAATGAATATTATAGCTACAACTAACGAACAACAATCAACATTTCCACAAGTGCCAACTGGCGTGCATAAGGCGAGGTGTGTAAACGTCATAGATCTTGGGACACAAGAGAATAACTATGATGGCAATGTTACATACAAAAGGCAGTGCATGATTATCTGGGAAGTGCCAGCACATAAAAATGATATGAACGGAGAGCCGCTTACACTAAGCAAGTTTTACACATTATCATTACACGAGAAGTCTAATCTTGGTGCAGACTTATCTGCATGGAGGGGCAGGGCATTTACAGAAACAGAAAAAAAAGGATTTGATATTACTAAACTGTTAGGCGTGCCATGCTATCTTAATGTTATGGAGGGTAAGAACGGTAGGCCTAGAGTTGCCTCTATCATGCCTTTGCCAAAAGAAGAAGCTATGGATGACCAGCACCACGACAGCATAATGTTTTCTATAGACGATTATCAAAAAGGTGATCGTGATAGTTTTAATGAGCTATCAGAGGGCATAAGAAACATTATACTGAAGAGCAAAGAACTGTCTGGCTCGCATGATCTTGGAGATGGTAATAATAGTACAGACTTGCCAGACTTTACAGATTCTGATCGCGTACCGTTTTAGTAAGGAATTGGGAGTATGGAACTTACTAATACACAAAAGCTGCCACAAGCAATTGTACGCGCAGTGGCTAACGATCCTTACGACTCACAAGGTAGCGACATATCTGCTACAAGATTACTAAAACCACCACGTATAAGAGTGTTGGAGCAAAGGTTTTGGGAAGTCTTGCAAGAAGATGTGTCTGATCGGATATGGAGTTTGCTGGGACAGTCTGTCCATCACATTATTGAACGTGCTTCTGAAAACACAGAGGACATAACAGAACGTAGGGTGTTTGTTAATAACGAGATAACAAATGGTTGGAAACTATCTGGCACATTTGATTACTTGTCAAAAGACGGACAACTTATTGACTTCAAAGTTACTTCTGCATGGTCTGCTATGGATGCGCTAACCACTGGTAAAACAGAATGGGAGGCGCAACTAAACATACTAGACTGGCTAATCAGAAACACAGATGACAAGATTAAGATCAAAGTAAAATCATTACAGATCATGGCTATATTACGTGATTGGAGTAAATTGAAATCAATGACTTCTGAAAACTATCCAAAGCAACAAAGTGTTATGATACCCATAAAACGTTGGAAACCAGAAGAGCAAGACGCTTACATCAAAGAACGTATAAGTTTACATCAACAAGCAGAAAGTCAAGAAGAGCCGCCTATATGTACTCCAAAAGAACGTTGGCGTAAAGACGATCAGTATGCTGTAATGAAAGATGGCAGGAAGTCAGCTGTTAGATTGTTGCCTACATTAGAAGATGCTAAAGAATACATGGCCAACAATAATATGACAGAAGGCAAAGGATGTTTGATTGTGCTACGTAAAGGTGAGGACACTCGTTGCACTCACTATTGCGCAGTCAACAAGTTTTGTTCACATTGGAATAACACGGAGTTTTAATGACAGATTTTAAACTTACAAAAGATCCGCTAGTAGCATCTATAATAGAACGCGCAAACGACAGAGCAAACAACGGTATGGTTACATACGGTGATACTATGAAAGATGCTACTAAACGCACAACACATTGGATAGATGACATCCAAGAAGAATTGTGGGACGCAATAGTTTACCTTGAAAAACTAAAAGATTTAATCAAGAATGATCCTGATCTTTAGGTAAAAAGGTCAACACAAAGGCATTGCAGTTGGGGCATGATAAGTTTGTTTCCATAACATACTCTTCATCCTCTTCTTCAATGTCGTGGTCGCCTCCCCAGATAAGATCGTTAGCGCAATACCAACACTTCATTTTCTTTTCTTTGCAGTTTTTGCAGCTCTTCTAAAGTTAGCCTCTGTTGGAGCGCCTTTAGCACCTTTTTTTCTCATACGTTCTCCACTACCAGACGCTATTCTTTTACGCTTGGCATGTATGTTTGCGTATAATCCTCTTTTAGCCATTACTTTTTCTTCGATTTCATAATTGCTTTTTTAAGTGCTGGTGGTAATGTTTTTTGTTTTTTAGTCATACCACCTTTTTTTGCTGGCCTACCTCTTTTTGAGCCATAAGTTCCTTTACCCATAGGCATGTTAACTGTCCTCCTTGTTATTAGTTACGAACAGTGTTATTATAACATAAATTGCGAGGAGGGCAATATGAATAGATGCGTGCTAGTAATTTCAGATTTGCATATTCCTTACCATCATAAGGATAGCTTTGATTTTTTACGAGAAATAAAAAAACAATTTAAACCAGATTTTGTAGTCAATATAGGCGATTTGCTTGATTTTCATGCAATAAGTTTTCATGAACACAATCCAGATCTACCGTCTATAGGAGATGAGCTTACAGTATCTAAAAATTACATCAAAGAATTAGAATCAATATTTCCAAATGTAACAGAAGTCCACAGTAACCATAGCTCTTTAGTTTATAGGAGAGCTATCAAATATGGTATGTCAGCACAGTTCTTGCGACCATACGGTGAGTTTCTTGGCACAAAAAAATGGCAGTGGGTAGACGATTTAAAATTACAAATGTGTAATGGTAAGAGTGTATACTTTACGCATGGCAGATCAGCAGATGTGCTAAAAGTATCACAAACTATGGCTATGAATTGTGTGCAAGGACACTACCATACAAAGTTTAGTATTGGATACTGGGCCAACCCAGATGATTTGTACTGGGGTATGCAAGTAGGCTGTTTAATAAATCAAAAGTCTATGGCATTTAGTTATGCTAAAAATTTTTCCACAAGATTTGTATTAGGATGTGGCATAATTATAGAAGGTATGCCAAGATTATTACCAATGGTATTAGATGATGATGGCAACTGGATTGAAACTATAGTCTAACCATTTAATACAAATTCATTAGGCTCAATAAATAATATAGGAATGTGATTTGCTTTGGCAAAATCTATCTCCGCTAGTACACCAGTGCTAACATCCCAATCATCTATCATTAATACATACATATCCTTGCAGTGTTGCAAGTAAGCACAGTCGTATTTCATCCACTGTCTAGTAGTTAGATCTATTCTGCCATATCTTTGTATTGTGTGATGTAATGTAACAGGACTGTAAATGTTAATACCTTGTTTAAATAATAGCCATGCCTGCCTAGTTATCATAGAGTATCTTTGCATCCTGTCGTATTCAGTGCTAATGCCACCTAAACTATATGGTGCTGCCAGATAACTAATATCTACCATTTTACTTTGTTGGCCCAAAACGCAGCCGACATTTTACCTTTTGCTATATTTTTTGCATGACGCGCTTTGAATGACTTTGCTCTTGGTGTCATAGTCTTGTCGCCTGTCTTGCCTTGTTGTCCAAAACGTATTGTTTTTACTTTGTCGCCTTGTTTAGCAACAACCACATGTGATTTTTTTGGGTGGTTAGGTGTCCTTTTTGGTTTATTGTAACCACTAACACCTGCTCTTGCTAGTCTTGGATCTTTCTTGGCCATTTTACTACGCTAAAAATAGAATTAGTCCTAGAACGGCCAGAGCAACCCACACAACGCGTTTGTATTTTTTGTAACCACAAGCACATTTATCGTACCAAACATCACTGTATGGCAATTTATGGGCGATTTCTTTTAGTTTTTCTAACATCTTTACTCCTATCTCATCATTGGATTGCTGTTTTCTAATTTCATCTCTTCTATTTGTGTTTGCATCAAGTCTATTCTAGTTTCTAATATACCTAGATTGTTTGCAGACGCATTTAATTCATTTTGTATTGTTGTAATACGATCTGTAACTGCTACATAGTTATCATTAATCTTGTTATTTGTATCAGTTAGATCTACTGTTTCATTTATTACATATTGCCTTGATTCAAGATCTGATACTTTTTCTTCAAGAGAGGATATATTACCTAACAACTTTCCATAGGTAGTAAACCCTGCTCCTATTGCACCCACTACACCAATTAGACTAACTATACCAGCTAGATTATTTTTTAGTTTCTCCATTGCATACTCTCTAATTTTTGTCTTAACTCTTGTTGTCGTTCTAAATTCCCTACAATTAAATTATTATGCACAGTTACTGGATCATTAACGACATAACTAATATTACCATATATTTGCCTGTCGTCAAAGATCGTAATTTGATCTGGATAAATATTTATTGGTGCATAAAAATTAGCGTCTTGCATTATAGGTTGCTCCTGTAACATAATACTAAATGTAACTTGATCTACTTCTATGGCCTTTGCAAAGATTGTCTTGCCTATAGTTATATCACCTTGCTCTGGTTCAGATGTATCTATTCCCTCTGGCATCTCCTCCATGTTAGGCTCCTCACTTATCTCTTCTGGCTCCTCTTCTATTATCTCCTCTGGTAGCTCTTCGATAATTTCTTCTACTATTTCTTCTGGCATCTCTTCTATAATCTCTTCCATAATTTCTTCTGGCATTTCCTCTATTATTTCTTCTATAATTTCTTCTGGTAACTCTTCTAAGATTTCTATCTCTGGCTCGTAGTATTCTATCTCCTCAAAGAACTCATAGACCTCTGGCTCAAATGTCAAAAAATTTTCAATGAAAGGCTCTGGCTCGTCTATAAAAAATAACTCTTGCTCTTCAAATATGTCTATATATTCTTCTTCAAAGTCTTGTAACCACTCCTCAACATCTTGTGTTGTAGTCATATCCAAAACAAATGGATCATAAGTTACAAACAACTCTGGGTTACGAACATCAGCAGCGTAATGATAGTTTGGTCTTGATGGTACCGAGAAACTAAACCTAGTTGTTATATCGTAGTCTGATGCAATATCATTAATGATAATAGTGTTGGTAGGAGAATCTTCATATCCACATCCATTCCAACCATCACAAGTACCAGACATTGTAATACTGTTATTATACTGCGTTCCATTTGAATCTACTATCTCCTGTGTTAGTGTTACTGATTGGTCATACTGATTCCAAAACCAAACCTCGGCTTGGAACTGTGATTGAGTTACGCCTTGTATCTCGTGAGTTTCGAGATGATCCGAAAGGGTAATAGTTTGCTCACGATACTCATCATGCACACCAGCCAATATGTTAGGGCCATGAAAATGGTCATTAGTGCCACTCCAATCATCATAAAAATTATTAGAAAGTAAGTTATCACTGATGGTTGATGTATTCGCCGCATTGGTAAATCCTACCATTGATAATAATATAATCCCTAATCCAATATACCATTTCTTTTTGCTCATTTTTCAATCTTTATACACTCATGTCCAATAGTAAGTTGTAAAGTATTTATAACCTCACTACCTTGTTCACGTAATATTTGTTGACCTTCAGCATATCCAGTTAATGCACAAGAGTAGTAATCAGCAAATTGCAAATGATGTTGTTGTGGTTTACT